CAGAGTCTGATTACGAAGAACTTCAAGACTCTGACCTAGATGATGTAATGGTTGATAAATTTCCAGAATGGAATGAAGATGACTTTGACCACTATGACTATCATGAAAAGTATGATTGCGTACCCGGCGAAGCACTAGACGATTATGTCTGGGAATGGATGGATGAACAATGGGAAGATTTATACAGACCTTTCAAAAAATCAACAGAGGAAAAAGAAGGAAGTTTTTACGGATACAACGAAAAGAACGACAGTTACGTTCATGGGTTGGATGACTAATGATCTACCTACGAAAAGATATGCCTCAAGTGCATATGACAGATATTGAACGATCTGATTTTTCATTTACAGTAAAAAGTATACGCTATGTAGACTTATTACCAACACAAAAAGACAGAGATGAAGCTGTAAAAAAGAAAATGGAAATGAGACTAAGCGGTGGATTTTATAGAAACCCAATAAAAGTATGTCCTGCTGCTGCTAATAAATATTATATTATTAATGGTCATCATAGATTTGATTTTCTTTCAAAAAGATATATGAATGATACAGACGATTCACATATAGATAATTGTGAATGTGTAGTTATAAATGCAAATTTAGAAGATATTTTAAAATACTTTAAAAAATGATTGTAATTAATTTTTTTGGAGGAGCGGGGTCTGGCAAGTCTGCACAGGCTGCTGGACTATTTTGGCTAATGAAAAGTAAGGACTACAGTGTAGAACTTATAAATGAGTTTCCAAAACAGTTAGTGTGGGAGAAACACTATGAAGCTCTTTCAGATCAATTATATATTTTAGCTAATCAAAACAGACAAGTTTTAAGACTCGAAGGGCAGGTTGATTATTGCATAACGGACTCTCCCACTTTATTGAGTTTAGTATACAAAAATGCTTACTCAGTATCACCGTATTCAAATGCACTTAATCAACTTGCTCTTGAGAGTTTTGAAAGAAATACAACAATTAATTTCTTTTTAGAGTCAGGAGATAATTATAAACAAGTTGGAAGAGTTCAAAACGAAAAACAGAGTTACGAAATAGAGGAAGAACTTAAAGAAATTCTTGATAAAAAGAATATAAAATATTATCTTATAGACTATAAGACAGAAAACGATATACTTACAAATATGCTAAAATACGTGCAACATGAAAGCAGTACTCTCTAATAGAATATACATAGAGTGCACTAACGAGTACCAAGAGTATCTCGATAAAGAACTCACATACAGTATACCGCCTCGTAGACCTACAGATCCGCCTATCATTATTAAGAATATGGGCGTAGTGAGAGCAGGTTTAGTGACCTTACCAATCGGGAGAACGGATTTAATTCCAGACGATTACGAGATAGTTGACAAACGGGTTGAGTTACCAATCGAACCACTTGACTTCAAGTTCACTTTACGAGACTCTCAACAGTCTGTATATGATGAAGTCGAAGGCAGTTGTATAATCAACGCTTGGGTCAGTTGGGGAAAGACATTTACTGCGTTAGCTATCGCAAATAAATTACAACAGAAAACTTTAATCGTTACCCACACTTTAGCCTTAAGAGGGCAGTGGGAAAAAGAAGTAAAAAAAGTTTTCGGGGTTACGGCGGGTGTGATTGGCTCAGGGAAGTTTGAGATCGATTCGCCTTTCGTCGTGGGAAATGTGCAAACTTTGTATCGAAATATCGACAAAATCACACAAGAGTTCGGTACTATTATACTTGATGAGATGCATCATGTAAGTAGTCCAACTTTTACACGAATTATTGATGCTTCGAGAGCAAAGAATAAAATTGGTTTAACAGGAACCTTGCAACGAAAAGATGGAAGACATGTAGTGTTTCGTGATTACTTTTCGAGTACTGTTTTTAAACCACCAAAAGAGAATTATCTTACACCAAGTGTAGATATTATAAACTCTGGTATTCGTTTCATGGACGGCAATGTTGACTGGGCTACAAGAGTCAACTCACTTGCTTTTGATTGGGAATACCAAAATATGATCGGTATACTTGCCGCAAGTTATGCAGCAAAAGGTCATAAAGTTCTAGTAGTAGCCGATAGAGTAGATTTCCTAAAGAGTTGTGCAAGGCTCGTAGGAGATACTGCAATCTGCGTAACTGGAGATATTCCACATGAGCAGAGAGCAGAGATGGTTAAGGAAATCTTTACTGACAAAGATGTTCTCTTTGGAACACAAAGTATCTTCTCAGAAGGTATCAGTTTAGATTGCCTTAGTTGTCTCATTTTAGGTACGCCTATAAACAATGAGCCTTTGCTCACACAGTTAATCGGGCGAGTAATAAGAATGTATGACGGAAAACAACAGCCCAAAGTAGTGGATATTAACTTACATGGTCGAACTGCTAGAAAGCAGGCTTCGGCGAGAAGGGGATATTACATACGACAGGGCTATGAAGTTTTTGAAGTATAGCATGAAAAAATATATCTTGACACGGAGTTAAAAGTTTGTTATAATATGTTATTCTATAATTGGGAAAAAGTAAAAAGGGAAAGCAACGGGAGTGTCAAAGATATTTTGACGATACTTCACATACTTACCTATAAGCTACCACCAGTGAATAGACATGATAGAATATATAAATTCTGGACTAAAAGTTTTCATGGGGATTCGTTCCTAGTAAACCCAGAAGCGTTATTCATTCAAAGAAGGAGATATTCAGATGGCGAGATTGCACAGTATGCAGGTATCGCATCATTGCGTAATTATTTTGAATATCAGAAAAACAAAGATACCACATTAGACCTCCTTCACTTTACAGGGAACGAGGACAGTATTAAAAACAATAGATTACTACGAATAGAAAATGACAGAATACATTTTTTGTTTGAAGAAATCACTTTAAAGGAATTAAAATGGCAATAAAATTTAATCAAACCAAGGGCGAAGCCCAAAAAAATAAAATCGACAGTTATCAATATGTCGAAGGCGACAACGTAGTAAGAATGGTAGGGGATATGCTTCCTCGCTATGTTTACTGGTTGAAAGGCGAAAACGGTAAGAATTTACCATTCGAGTGTCTATCATTCGATAGAGACGCAGAAGCATTTACCAATGTAGAAAAAGACTGGGTGAGAGAGTATCATCCTGATCTTAAATGCGGTTGGTCTTATGCTATCCAATGTATTCATGACGGAAAAGTCAAAGTACTAAACTTAAAGAAAAAACTACTCGAACAGATTATGGTTGCAGCAGAAGATCTTGGTGATCCAACTGATCCTAAAACTGGCTGGGATGTTTACTTTAAAAGAGTCAAGACTGGACCAATGGCTTACAATGTTGAATATCAACTACAGGCTCTCAAATGCAAACCAAGAGAGTTAGACGATTCTGAAATGGAACTCATTGCAGAACTTAAGTCAATGGACGAAGTACTTACTCGACCAACAGCGGATGCACAAAAAGAACTACTTGACAGATTACGAGAAGGGGCTAGTAACTCTACTCCTGACGAAACTGTCTCCGATGAATTTGATATTACATAGGAGAAAGTTATGTTAACAGTAGGCGATAAATTTCCAGACTTTTCTATGCAAGGTGTAAATGAAACAAATGATTTCATTGATGTAGATGTACTATTGGCTGAATGGTCGGTAGTGTATTTCTACCCAAAAGATTTTACTTTCATTTGCCCAACAGAGATTGCGGCAATGGATAATGTAGCTACTCATGCTGATGTTATTGGCGTAAGTGGAGACAATGAATTTTGTAAACTTGCTTGGAAAAAAGACAACTCTTTAATCAGGGATATACAACATATCCTTGCAGCAGACTGCGGTCTAAAACTATCTGAAAAACTTGGTATAGTTGATGAAGAAAACGGAGTGTGTTACAGAGCAACTTTTATAGTTGACCCTGAAGGAATAATCCAACATGTATCAGTAAATGCGTTAGATACAGGCAGAAACGCAGAAGAAATTTTACGAACACTACAAGCCTTACAGGCTGGTGGTCTTACAGGGTGTTCTTGGACACCTGGGGACGAATTCGTAGGATGATTCTATTTACCGCAGATTGGCACATTAAACTCGGACAGAAGAATGTACCTATAGCATGGGCATGCTCACGCTATAAGTTATTCTTTGACCAAATTTATGAGCTTGAAAAAGATGTTGATTTGCACATCATTGGTGGGGACTTGTTTGATCGAGTTCCCAGCATGGATGAACTAAGTCTTTACTTTGACTTTGTAAAGAATGTTACCGTTCGTACTATCATTTATGATGGTAACCATGAGGCAACTCGTAAGAACAAAACGTTTTTTACAAATTTAAAAAGAGCAACAACAAGTATAAATCCTCTAGTAGAAATAATAGATGAAACATATACTGAAAATGACTGGTGTATACTACCATATGCAGACTTGCATAGAAAGAAAAGTATTGAGGGTATAGAAGAAAGCATACTCTTTACTCATGTGCGTGGAGAGATACCTCCTCATGTACAACCAGAAGTAGAATTAAAAAGATTTGATAAGTTTAAAGTAGTATTTGCAGGAGATTTACATGCTCATAGCAATACACAAAGAAACATAGTATATCCTGGCTCACCTATGACTACAAGTTTTCATAGGAATAATGTTGAGACAGGCTATCTAATGATAAATGATAATGACGAATTTCAATGGACATGGCATAAATTTGACTTGCCACAGTTAATTCGTAAAACAGTTACAGATCCTAGCGAAATGGTGCAGACAGACTTTGACCATACTATATACGAGATCGAGGGAGATGTAGCAGATTTAAGTAATATCAAAAATAGTGAGTTACTTGACAAAAAAGTTATAAAAAGAAAGACAGAAGCAACTCTGATATTGGGCAAAGAAATGACAATGGAAGAAGAACTAAGTGAGTACTTAAGTTATATATTAGAGTTAGATGATAGTAAAGTTAAAAATATTTTAGGAGTGTTTAGTGATTACGCTAAAGAAGTTGCAGTGGAGTAATTGTTTTAGTTATGGTGCAGACAATGAGTTAGATCTTAATGAAACCATAGTTACACAGTTAATTGGCACAAATGGAACTGGTAAAAGTTCTATTCCTTTGATTCTTGAAGAAGTTTTATTTAACAAGAACTCAAAAGGTATCAAAAAAGCAGACATACCAAACCGAGAAGTCAACAAAGGCTATGATATATCTTTGTCTTTTGATGTTGTAGATGATGAGTATTTAATCGAAGTTATTCGTAGAGGCAGTATAAAAGTAAAACTCTACAAAAACGGAGATGATATATCTAGTCATACAGCTACAAATACATACAAGACTTTAGAAGAAGTAATTGGTATAGACTTTAAAACTTTCTCACAGATTGTTTACCAGAATACCAATGCTAGTTTACAATTCTTAACTGCCACAGATACTAACCGTAAAAGATTCTTAATTGATTTATTACAGTTAGATAGTTATGTAAAATACTTTGATGTTTTTAAAGAATTATCACGAAATTTAGCTGGAGACGTTTCCCACATACAAGGGAAAATTGACACAATCGATAAGTGGTTATCAGATAATTATTTGGAAGATACATCACTACTTTCGAAATTAGAATTACCATTTTACTCGGAAGAAGATGAAGAAGCATTGAGATCTTTACAAATAGAATTTCAAAATATCTCAGAAATCACGAAAAAAATTAACCAAAATAATTTATTCAAAAGCCAGTTAGAGTCAATAGATTTAGGACTAGCGAAAGAGTATGTAGATAATAATGAGTGGCAAGACACAGAGCAGTTAGTACAAGAGATTGGAGAAATAAAATCACAAGGCTCTCAAGAAGTACGCATGGTTAAGAAGTACATGGACTTACAAGAACTAGACGAGGCAGGATGTCCAACTTGTGGTCAAGATATAGATTTAGCGTTTATACAAAAAGAACTACATAGACATCAAACTGCACGCACAGCGTACTCTGAAAAGCTAGACGAAGTTAATGATAAGCTAACAGATATAAACTATGCTAATAAACTGCTGAAACAAATGGAACAAAAAATAAACAGTTGGGAAGAAATATATAGAAGCATAGACCAGACACTCCCATTAGAGGTTCCAGACTCAGAAGAAGTACAAGACAATATTATTAAATTGAAAGAAAGAATCCGAAACAGACAAGACAGAGTAAACGAAGTAATAAAAGAAAATGAGAGAGTAGAAAGACACAATACTCGACTTTCAATTATTGAAGAACAACAAACAGATTTTGAAGATCAACAGAAAGAGTTAACTCAAGAATTAGCAGATGTTAATGATAAGTTTTCTAATGTTGATATACTTAAAAAAGCTTTTAGTACAAATGGACTACTAGCATATAAAATTGAGAATCTTGTAAAAGATCTCGAAGAACTTACAAATGAATACCTTGCTGAGTTATCGGATGGAAGATTCAGCCTTGAGTTTGTCGTATTAAATGATAAACTTAATGTAGAAATAGACGATAATGGCAAAACTGTAGATATATTAGCTTTGAGTGCGGGAGAGTTAGCAAGAGTTAACACTTCAACACTTTTAGCAATTCGTAAACTAATGAGTAGTATATCTAAGTCTCAAATAAATGTGTTATTCCTAGACGAAGTAACAAATGTTTTAGATGAGCAAGGCAAAGAACGACTAGTAGAATTATTATTAGGAGAAGAAAACTTGAATACATACATAGTATCTCATGGCTGGACACACCCATTGCTAGCTAAGATAGAAGTAATAAAAGAAGAAAAAATAAGTAGGCTCGAACTTGGTTAATCCTAGACAAAAAGGTAATCGAGGTGAGCAACAAGTATTGTCTATGCTTGGTAGACTTACGAACGAAAAATGGGTACAAACTCCAGGATCTGGAAGTGGAAAGATCAAAGGAGATTGCATGGTGCCAGACAAAGTAAACTTGTTTACTGTAGAAGTCAAGTTCTATAAAGATATAGGCTTCGACAGTAAGATATACACTCAGAAAAGTAATAATCTTTTCAAGTGGTGGAGCAAACTTTGTAAACAAGCACAACAAATGGAACAAGAACCACTGTTGATATTTAGAGAGAACCACGGAAAGTTCTTTGCAGCAACAGTACGAAAACCAAAAAATACATTGCGTTATATGCATATTGCCTGGCTAGGTGCGTATATACTAATCGCAGAACACTGGCTAGAAAAAGAGGAGATAATATTTACAAATGGCGATAACATTCTCAGACCTTGGGAACCCAATTCAAAATGGGAACTTGCTGATAGTTGATAGTCTCAATATAGCGTTTAGATGGAAACATCAAGGTGTAACAGACTTCAAATATGATTATGTACGAACAATAGAAAGTTTAGCAAAGTCATACAATGCAGGTAATATTATAATTACTGCTGACGGTGGCAGTTCTTATAGAAAAGAAATATTCCCAGAATATAAAGCAAATCGTAAAGAAAAGTATGCAGAACAAACTCCTCAAGAAGAAAAAGAGTTTGCTATGTTTATGGCAGAGTTTAGTAATACTCTAACATTACTCAAAGAAAAATATCCAGTCTTTCAATTCAAAGGAGTTGAAGCTGATGATATTGCAGCATACATTAGTATGAATCTTGATAAGTAT